TGCTGAAGACTTTTATAATTCCACCGATTTACAAGGTGAAATTCATAACATTCTTTTCCTTGGTTCTTCTGCAAATTACAATTGGACTCCTACAAGCGATGTGGATTTGCACATCGTAATCGACATTGCCGAAGAAAAGATAAACGAGGAATATGCTAGAAAATTTATGGATTCCCTAGGTTCTAAATGGAATACGGAACATGATATAGAAATTAAAGGTCATCCTGTTGAAGTGTATATTCAAGATGTTCGTGAACCAAACAGTGATGCAAGTCTCTCTCGTCCTGGTGCTGCCATTTATTCTTTATTTGATGGTAAGTGGATTCAAGAACCAACTCATGAAAAATTGGATATAGATGCCGACAAAATTAGAAGGAAGTTTCAAACAATTCAAGAAAAGGTTAAAAAACTTGTCGAAACCGGCGACATAGACAAGTTGAAAGAATTGATGAAATCTATAAGAAATTACAGAAACACAGGTCTGGCAAACGGTGGAGAATTCTGCACAGAAAATTTGGTATTCAAAGCACTTAGAAAAAGTGGTGTATTGGAAAAGATAAAAACCACAATCAACACTGTTTATGATAAACAAGTAAGTCTTCCTGAACACGGCAATATGCAACCATCCACGGATACTTCACCATTGAACGAATCCATGAAACGACCATATATTGTAGTTGGGAGTGTTGATAATGATTTAAATGTTCATGGTATAACCGATTATGAAAATAAATACGGACATACTACATTACCAGCTTACCGTTCTTTTCATGTTAGGTTTCGATATAATTCAAAATATAATACTCTTTATCTTGATACTGATAATGTTGATACCGAAAAACAAAAAGATGCTATATTAGATTATTTGAATAAAAAGTATGGTGTGGTTAATCCTAAAATTGATAGAAGTTTGGATTATTATGATAAAGGACATGATATTGACCTTCAAGAAACGAATTAAAATATCATAGTAAAACTATTTATATGTAATGGAAAAAATAGAAACATATAGCAGAAACTGTCCTAAATGTAATAAAGAAATATTTCATAGAACCGAAAGTAGTATGTATTGGGCTAAAGAAATTAATAGACAATGTAGGTCTTGTTCTCAAGTTGGAAGAAAACTATCTGATGAGTCAAAAGAGAAAATGTCATTATCAAAAATTGGAAAGCCTACTTGGAGTTCTTTACATAAAGATGAGTTTGGTAAAATGCAATGCGGAAAAAATCATCCTATGTATGGAAAACATCATACTAATGAATTTAAATCAAAACAGAGAAATAGAATGATTGGAAATGTTTTTAGTGATACTACAAAAAAGAAATTATCAGATGCATCTAAAAATGCCTGGAATAATCCAATTATAAGAAAAAAATACAATGATGCTTTAGAAAAAACAAAATATCTTAAAGTTAGAACTGATAGAGGTCAATTGGAATTGATTGAAAAGTGGAATAGATTGGGTTTTAACTTTGAACCAAACTTTCAAATTAAGACTGACCAAGATTTGTTTTATCTTGACGGTTATGATAAAGAAAAGAACGTGGTGTTAGAATACGATTCAAAATATCATTCAAAGCCATTTCAACAAAAAAAAGATTTGATAAGACAAAATAAAATCATTGAAATTCTTAAACCAAAGAAATTTTGGAGATATAATAAAATAAATAGAATTTTTATTGAATGTCTTTCTAATTATAGAAGTAAAGAACCAACAACTGTTGTTGTTGAACAATAAGGTAATACGATGGCTGATTTATTAAATTCAAATGAAATCTTTTGGACAAGCTACGAGCCAAAAGTGCAGAACAGATTTATTTTGTATATTGATGGTATTCCTTCCTTCTTATTAAAGAAGACGGACAGACCAAAACTTACACAAGAACGTAAAGCTCTTGACCACATTAACCTCCAGAGATATTACAAAGGTAAGTCTATTTGGGAGCCTGTGCAAATGGAACTTTACGACGCAATCGTTCCTTCCGGCGCACAAGCCGTAATGGAGTGGATTCGTCTATCACACGAATCGGTCACAGGTCGCGATGGTTATATGGACTTCTATAAGAAGAACATTACCTTGAACACCTTGGGCCCAGTTGGTGATAAGGTTGAAGAATGGACAGGAGTTGGAGCATTTGTAACCAATTTTGATGGACAGTCATTAGATTGGGCCAACACAGGCGACCCATTACAAGTTAACATCACCGTTTCGGCAGACTACTGGGTGCTCCAATATTAATGATAGTTCTGACTGTTGGATATTAATAATATCCCATAATTAAAAATAACAATAATTATCCTTTAACATATTTCCTCACTATGTATATCATGGTGAGGAAATTTTGTTTATGAGTGAAGAATATAAATGTAAAAAATGTAATAAAGAATTTGAAAATTATGATGGATTACGTCGTCATATGGGCAGAATACATAAAATAAATGCCGGCAACTTCTATTGTGAATTTTATTTGAATGGAGATTGGCCTGTATGTAAGTGTGGTTGTGGAGGAAAAGTAAAATGGTATCATGGAAATTTTAGAGAATATTCTAAGGGTGGTCATATAAGCCGAATTGAAAATCATTGGGGTCATAATCAAAAGGCAATAGATAAATCTTCCGAGACTCGTAGGAGACAATTCGCAACCGGAGAAAGACAGGTTTGGTGTAAGGGATTAACAACGGATACCGATGAAAGAGTAAAAAAGTTAGGCGAGAATGTATCCAAGGCTTTTACAGACGAAAGGAAAGAAAAAATGTCTGTATTGTTACGTGAGAATAGAAAAAATGGTATAACACCAACTTTATACGGCCCGCAATCTTCACAATGGAAAGGTGGAATATCCGAAGTAAACAACATTGCCAGGTCAGACAAACGTTTATATGACGAGTGGAAATATCCAATTCTCGTTAGAGATGGATTCAAATGTGTGGAGTGTGGTAATAATGAAAATCTTCATATACACCATAATAAAGAAACCATGTCAGAAATCGTAAGAAAACACGTAGTTGATAAAGGTATTGTGATGAATTTCGAGTTGAAAAAATCAATTGCCGAAAAGATTGTAGATTACCACATCAAAAATAAAGTGTCAGGGATTACTCTTTGCGATAAATGCCACAATAAATTACATCCATCATTGAATTTCACTTGATATTTATATACATGAAAAAGTCTGTATTAAAACAACTTATTAAATTCATTATAAGTGAATCGTCGCAAAAAAATAATCTTTATTTAGGATTTATAAATAAAGAAAATTTTAGAGTGTTTGGTTGGCCAATTCAACACAGTTTTCAATCACATCAAGATTTCTATAAAAAACTTCCTAATAGTTGGAAAATGGTTGATGCAAAACCGTGGAGATATAGAAAAGATTTAAATACTGTATATTGGTGGAATTCTCCAAATGAAACTGAAAAGATGGAATTATTAAATTGGGCAAAACAAAAATTCGGAATTAATACCACAACCCATAAAATCATTAACACTACATCGTTAGATGATAAAGACAGAATGGCTTCTCATAGTTTAAAAGAATCTCAAGGGATTTCAAACAATCAGGTTCGTTATGGAACTAATTGCACAGGCATAAGTCATGGTGTTTCTACTGACCCAAGAAGTATTCCATCGGTTCGTGATGAATTAAACGACCCAATCATGAACGGTAAATTACACGAAGGTCAATACAGATTCGATGATTTTACATATTTAAAACGTGGTGATGGATTTGGTATTCCAAGTGATGTATATTATGGAACTATTCTATTAGGTGTCATTGTATCTCAAGAAAACGGATACCTTATTGGAATTGTAAAAGGGCCAAATGGTGATAGGTCATATAAACAAGACCCAAAGAAACCATTCAAAACCAAGGATGATGCCGCCGAAGCACTTCATAGAGCGTGGAAATCCCTTCGCCACGGTGAAGAAACGAAATACTTTTGATATTTATTATTATGGCAACCTCACCAAAAAAGAAAAAAGTATTGAAGAAACCAGATGCGGTTGAAGGTTTTATCATGCGTAATGTAAGAAGAACGTATGAAGGTGGAAAAGATACGGTTGTAAGACATGGAGCCACAGGCTTGATTGCTTTATTGATTAGTTCGGTGGTTCCTATGTTACAAGCATGGCATACTGATAAACAACACGCAGATGAAGTGCAGTCAATTAGAGCAGAAGCCGCAGGAGATACTGCTGATGCTGAAAAAAGAAGTGCTCAATTAGTTAAAGATTTGGATGATAGAACGGACAGACATATTATCGAAGTAGAGAACAGCGAAGATGCTAAAATTAAAGCAGTATGGGATTATATCGGTAAACAACAAACAGATAAAAATAGAAAATGAAAATTTCTGGTATTTATAAAATTTTAAACAAGATAAGTGGTAGATTCTATATAGGCAGTAGTGCTGATATCAAGAATAGGTGGGTGTCTCATAAAAAGATGTTAAGAAAAAATAGACATGATAATCAACATTTACAAAATTCTTGGAATAAATATGGAGAAGACAATTTTGAATTTTCCGTTCTTGAAATGTGTGACATAGATAGATGTGTAAACAGAGAACAATATTATATAGATACTTTAAATCCAGAATATAATATAAATAAGTTTGCTAATTCTACATTCGGATATAAACACACAAAAGAAGCAAAAGAAAAAATATCTAATGCATTTTCTGGAGAAAATCATCCAGCATATTCTGGAAAATATGTCTTTTATCATCCAACTTACGGATATATTATAGAAGACCAAAAAACTTTATGTAATAAATTTAATTTAATCTATACATCAGTAAATAAAATGTGTAGAAATGAATTAAATAAACATAAAAATTGGATATTTTTAGAAAAGTTTAATAAAAAATTTAAACATTTAAATAATATAAATGAAATTTATAAAACCAAAATAAATTCCAACCGACCGCTATTTGCATTTTATCACAAACAACACGGAAAATTTATCATTCCAATAAACGTATTTTGTCATAAATTTAATTTTAAAAATAAAGAAATTGGTGGAATATATAATGGAACAAGATATTCGGCCAATGGATGGATATGCTTTGGAAAATGCGATTCGAAATTTTCATTTCCAAAAAATTTAAATGAAATTTATAAAAACAGATTAGAAAAAAGTAATCGAAACCAACGTAAAAACATTAAAATAAATTGAATTTGTATTCTTTTTATGATAATATTTTTATATGTCAACATCTAAAAAAACTCCAAAAGGAGATAAAAAAAGAGTATCCTATTCACAATTCGCTAATTGGTATCGTTGCAGGCATCGTTGGTTTCTTGATAATGTTAAGGGTTTACGAACATTTGAAGATAGTGTTAGCACTTGTTTCGGAACAGCAATGCACGAAGCAATTCAACTCTATATTGAAACATTGTATAAGAAATCTGCGAAGGAAGCCGACTCTCATGATTTGAACGCCATCTTTTTAGCTGCGTTTGACAGAGAACTTGCCGGTGGTGAGAAGAAAGCTAAACCAATAGAAATCACTCCAGAAGTCCGTAAGGAATACATTGAAGACGCCGCCAACATTATTACGTCATTCACCAACATGACGAATCGTATCAAACATTTCCCATCAGGAAAATATGAGTTCATTGGTGTTGAAGATGAAATCATCATGCCTATCAAACAGAACATTGAGTTTGTTTGTTACATTGATTTGGTGTTAAAGGAAAAGGCAACAGGCAGATACAGAATTATTGATATCAAAACTTCAACAAGTGGTTGGAATAGATATCAAACTGAAAATCCTGAAAAATATTACCAAGTTCTTTTATACAAAGCATTTTTTAGTCGAAAATATGATGTGAATATTGATATGATAGATGTGGAGTTTTTTATTCTTCGAAGGAAACTTTGGGAAAATTATGCTTTTCCACAAAGTAGAATTCAAACTTTTATCCCAAAGAATGACCAAAAATCCGTCGCTAAATCGTTGAATCATTTTTCGGAGTTTGTGACTGAATGTTTTACCGAGAACGGAACATTTATTACGAATGAAAAAGTATATTTAAAAAATCCAGGGAAGGCTTATAAAAATTGTAAATATTGCGTTCACAAAGGAAAAAACTGTTTTCCTAAAAAATCTGACATAGAAATTGAATAATTTTCCGTGTTTTTTGTTCCGTGAAATATACTTATTAAAAGAGAAAGAATTCATATGGGAAGAAAGAAATTATATGTCACCAAAAAACAAAAGCGAGAATCTAAACGAAAAGACGATAGATTGTATTACGAACGACACAAAGAGCGAATCAAGCAAAAACGGATGGAAGATTATTGGAGGAAAAAAGAAGTGGATAAGAAAATGTCCGAAGTGTCAAAATGATATTATCGTTTCTAGTGAAAAATATTATAATGAATCTATTAACAAAAATTCATTATGTCTTTTTTGTGCATCAAAATCATCACATAAAAATAGAGGGCATATATCAAAAGAAGAAAAGAAAAAAATATCAATAGAATGTCCTAAATGTAATAAACCACGACCATATTATAGAACAATTTTAAATAATAGATTGTGTAAATCGTGTGCGGCTAAAAATAATTATCCACATCAAAAAGAATTACTATTATATGGAATATTACACAATAGAATTCATGGAAAAACTATCAAATCTAAAAATATAGAAAGAAATTGTCCAAAATGTAATAAAATTATAAAAAATACATCTTTACATTATGTGAATAAAAATAAACACCGATTATGTAAATCTTGTGCATGTAAAGAAAACGTTAGAAAAAATAATATCAATTTTCCAAATATTCCATCGTTTAATCCTAATGCGTGTAAAATAATAGATGAATATGGAAAACAAAACGGATATAATTTTCAACATGCGTTAAATGGTGGAGAAATATTCATTAAAGATTTGGTCGTGTGGTTAGATGGATATGATAAAGAAAACAATGTTGTAATAGAATGTTATGAACCATTCCATTATTATTGCGATGGCCGACTAAAATCAAAAGACATTATTAGACAAGAAAAAATCATAAATCATTTAAAATGTAAATTAATTGAAATTATGTATGACGGAAAATCTAATAATATCAAATCAATAAAAACTTTTTCAAAATAAAAAAATTGTTTGGATTTCCTTTCAGACAATTATTCATATACATTAAACCATACTAATGTGTTAATGTAATCACATATTGTATATGAAAACAAAAATAGCAACTACGGTAAAGATTGAAAAAGACCTCTACGATTCTTTTAAGATTTTAGGGATTCAAAACAGTCTCACCCTCCAAACGTTCGTGGACAAATGCGTTCATCTTTATGTAGATGACACATCATTTCGTTCATTGGTGAATAACTTCGTTATTCCTGTTCTAAGCACCACTGGTTCATTCGGTTCCTAAGATTTTAATTTGTTATGGCTAAACCAAAAATTCTACTGTTGTCAGATGATTTAAGAATGCACTCTGGCGTAGCAACTATGTCAAGAGAACTCGTTCTCGGAACTGTAGCAAGTTACGATTGGGTTCAGATTGCCGGTGCAATTCAGCACCCTGACAAAGGCAAGGTAATCAACATGGATGCGGCGTCAGCACAAATCACCGGCGTCAAAGATGCCAAGGTGACTTTGTATCCTGTCGATGGTTATGGAAATGAAGAACTTCTTTTCAACATAATGGAAAGAGAAAAACCTTCGGCAATTATGCACTTCACCGACCCTAGATTTTGGGGATGGTTGTATGCTATTGAAAGACAGATTCGTTCAAAGATTCCTTTGACCTATCTAAACATTTGGGACGACGTTCCGTATCCAATGTATAACAGACC